GGAAACCCTGATATGCCAAGAAGCTTTAGATTCTCACTTCCTAATGAAGAACTAGGATCTAAATTTGCTGGTGTTTTTGGGCCATTCTTAAGATATAATGAAAACGGAAAACTTATTGATGTTCCACCTGCCGCAGATGTTGCAAATGCATATGCAAGAAAGTTCTTAGGTGGTAACCCATATGCTATTGTTGCTAACAGAAATGGTATTCTTTCTAATCCAGCACTTTCTGGTGTTGAATATATGATCGATAAACAAGATAGAGATTACTTAGAACCATTTGGTTACAACTCAATTATCGAAAGAGCTGCAACTGGTGAGGTTTTAATATACGCTAACGCAACTGCATTCCAGAATGTTAAGAGTGATCTTAACAATTTGCACGTTAGAGAACTTCTTAACACACTTGAAATACAAATAGAAGAAGCTCTACAGCCATTCGTATTTGATTTTAACAATCCTGTTACAAGATTGAACATTATCAATGTAGTAGCTCCTATTCTTGAAACAGTTAAAGATGCGGGCGCTCTTAATAAATATGAATTAATAATGGACGAAAATAATAATCCAGCAGACATAATTGCTGATGGATTTGGAATAGTAGATATAGGACTCTGGGTTACTGGAGCTCTTACTAAGATTATTGCAAGATACACTGTTAATACTGAAGGTTCAGTAAGTTCTGGTGGTTTTGCTAGCAATTAATAAGAATATAATAAAAATAAATAACAGATATGGATTTCACAAGTCAAGGATTATTCGGCTTATCACACTTCAGAAACTCTCGTGCTGCACAAGAGTTATACGAACCGGTATATCAGAATTTATTCACTGTTCAATTACAGTTACCCGCAGGTGTGGGTGCTACTGAACAGGAAACCAATTTAATGTTAGAAGGCATTACAAATATAAGTGGATTACAATCTCATTCATTCCCGACTGGACAAGCATCGCAATTTTTTAAATTTGCCGAAAGACGTTTCGCTGGTGCAAAACCAGAGAAAACAACTATGGATGTTTCATTTGATTTCGAGGTCAATGTCGATAGAACTCCTAGCGCTTATACAGTTAAGACTCTGAGAAAGTGGTGTGATTTAGTTTATGATCCGCTCACAGGTAGAACTGGTTTGAAAGCTGATTATGTTGCCCCTTGGGCTCTTATAACTCTTTATAACAGAGCATCTCAACCATTCTGGCAATGGAAATTATACTATGTGTTCCCAATGACTGGTATACCTGAAGTTCCTCTCGATTTTTCTTCTGAAGAGGTATACAAAGTAAATGGATTTCAAATAGCCTGCGACTATTGGGACGAAACCATTGTATAAGAGATAGTTAGGAAAGTTATTTAAACATATTATTTAATTAAGAGAGATTTTTAAAATCTCTCTTTTTATTTTTAACAACTTCTTAACAAATTTAGTGGGATGAGATGAATATATAAAATAAAAATATGTTTAGATCTTCCGAAAACCCAAGAAATAAATTTAGATATTTTTATATCTATAAAATTACAAATTTAAAAAACCAAAAAAGCTATGTTGGACAACGTGCAACAAATTCTTCTATTAACGAAGATGCATACATGGGTAGTGGGAAATTAATAAAAAGGGCGTATAAAAAATATAAAAAAGAAAATTTCATAAAAGAAATTTTAGAAATATGTGATTCAGAAGAATATTTAGATGAAAGAGAAATGTTTTGGATAAAAAAATCGAAATCACATATATCTCTAGGAGGATATAATTTAACATGGGGTGGGGAGGGCGCTCGGGGTTTAATTATGACACCAGAATCTAGAAAATTGTTAAGTGAATCAAAAAAGGTAAACCCGCATGGAATAAAGATAAAACAAACATATATTCACATGAAACACTAGAAAAAATGAAAAACTCTCAGCTATATAAACCTCCCCCCTCTGCAGAAACAAGACAGCTAATTTCTTATTCAAACAAAGGAAAGATTAGAACCGATGAAATGAAAGAAAAATATGCTAAAACTAAAATAGGTGATTTAAATCCGTCTAAAAAAGATGAGGTCAAAAAGAAAATTTCGGAATCTAGAAAGGGCAAAGGTATCAAAGAAACTAACTCAATGTATGATTCCAATAGATCGCGAAATAAATTAAAATTATTAGATATAGAGTTAAAAGGCGATAGATGGGAATATTTAAGAAATAAAATAAAGTGCACCAATATTGAAACAAATGAAGAGATATTATTTGACGGCGTTAAAGAAGTCGTAAACACATTAAAAATATCTAAAAATAAGTATTATGCACATATTAAATCGGGGCTGCCCATAAAAAATTTTATTTTAGAAAAATTATAACACATAAAAAAGCTCGAAACTAGTGATTTTTTATACATATAAAGATATATAAAATAATAAACAATAAAAATCATAGATATGCCAGACGAAAATACTGAAAAGAAATTACAAGAATTTGTTGAAAGCCAAGAAAAACAAGAGGCTCAGGGAAACCAGCCAGAACAGGTGGGTCCAAAAATAGCACAAGTTGAATCACCTAAACTTCCTAATATGCGGAGTGACGATCAGATTAGTCAGGCCAACCAGGTTGGGTGGCAAAAGATTCCAATTAAGGATCTACCTACTATGGGGTTCTTTTATCCAGAGGGCACTGAAGTGGTTATCCGGGCAGCAACAGCCAACGAGGTTAGACACTGGTCCACTTTACAAGATAATGATATATCTAGTATAGATGACATGATGAATTATGTTCTAGAAAGATGCGTTGGTATTAAATACCCAAACAATCAAATGTCATCATGGAAAGATATTAAAGAAATCGATCGCTTTTACATCTTACTGGCTATTAGAGAATATACATTCGTTAAAGGAGAAAATAATCTCCAGATTAAAGTGTCGGAAAATGAAAAAGTAAATGTTTCTAAAGAAATGATAGACTATATCACGTTTGACGACAAAATAATGAAATATTATGATGATGTAAAACGTTGTTTTGTTTTAAAATTTAAAACTGGTAAAGAAATTGAGGTAACTATTCCTAGTACAGGTGTTACGGCTTTTCTAAAAAGTTATATTAAAAGAAAACAAGAATCACAAGAAAGATTTGATCAAGATTTTGTTTCATATGCGCCATTTGTTATAAAAGATTGGAGAGGGTTAAATGATAATACATATGAGCAAATGGTTTTAAACTCAACCCGATGGTCTATAGATGAAATTTCAGTCCTCACACACATTAAAGATTTATTCGTAGATGCAATTAACCCAGTTATTAAATATACTGACGAAGGAGGTGCGGAGCAAACAGCTCCATTGAATTTTCTCGGAGGGATCAAGTCTATTTTCCTTATTTCAGATCCGTTTGGACAATTGGTTTAAGATTGAATTTTTATTTGCTAAAAATTTGCATATTTCTCCGATAGAATTAGGAGAAATGGAATTTTATCGAGTTGAATATATGTTAATGAATTATGAAGAACATATCAAAGAAGAAAATAAACAATACGAAAAACAAAAAAAGGATCAAGAGACACAACAAAAACAAAGTATGTCAAAAACTAGTTCTCAATCTTCAATGCCAAAAATGAGTACCCCAAAATTAAATGTGCCAAAGATAAATTTTCCAAAAATGTAGTGAGTTAACTCACTACATTTTTCCATATAAATTTTAAATTTCCATTTCCATAAATTTTATTATATCCTTTTTTTCTCATTATTTCATCGGCTGTTTGATTTTTATTCTCTCCATTTTCTATCAATTTATATTTCATAAAATTGCTTCTGTGTCTTCTTTCACCGTCTACGACCCACCAATAATTTATTCCAGTGTGTCCCATATTTTTAAATTCTAGCCTTTTATATAAATCTCCTTTAGAAATATCTAAGTTGGCATATGATATTATTTCTTCTGGATTATATGTATGGATAAAATAATTAAATAATTTACTTGCCCCACCTATTACTGTAGTGTTTAAACTATTAGCAAATCTTATAAGTTCATAATGATTTTTATTTTCAGACGAAGAATTAAGAATATTTCGTTTTTTTCCAAATGTCATTAAAGAAACTAATTCATCATTATAATATAATCCAATATTTATGGATGATTGAGACCATCCTTGAATATGATTTTTATTTAAAAAAAGTTTATATTCATTAAAATTTACATTTTTTATATTTGTTTTTCTTGCGTATATTTTAGTAGAATTTTTATTTAATTTATTTAAAATTATTGATTTTATAATATCCTTTTTGTTATCCCAATCATCTTCCCAAATAGTAACTAAGTTAATATTGTTGGATTCCGCTAATAATAATTTATCGTAATGATAGTGTTGAGATTTATATTCATCACTATGCCAATATAAACCATTAAATTCAAAACCTAAATTTATAGAAGGGATAAAAATATCTATTTCTGTATTATTATTTAATTTAAAATTTTGTATTATATTTCCATTAAATATTTTTTTTATAAAACTATAGAGTTCTTTTTCTTTTTTAGATGTATGATGAGAATTCACATGTAAACTACAATATGTATTATAAAATTTTTTTGATGGGGAAAAATTTACTTCTCTTTCGCAACATATACAACAAGGTTTTGTTTTTAAAGAGTTCTTAAATAAAAAAAGCCGTTCTTTAAAATCAATTGATGAGTATTTAAAAGTCCACAAAAATATAGATTTATATATATCGGGATAATAAAATTTTATAAAGGATTTTTGATTTTGTTTGGGGTGTATTAGTTTTTCATTGGCAATCAAAATATTTTTCAACATATCGTCTTCCGTTAAAATCAGAGAATTTAAATATTCATTTATTTCTTCTTCTATATATAATCTATTATCTATATTATATTTTTTAACAAATTTATCTATTGGTATTTTAATGTAATTATTTTTGTATTTTATAAGATAAATATGACTATCATATGGTTCTAAGATTCCTTTAAATTTTGGGAACTTATTTTTTAATTTTTCAATACTTTTTTTTCTAATACCCTTTTTTATATTTAATAAACCTTGTTCAGATAAATTGTACTTTTGCATAATATTATTATAATTTTTATATATATTATATATGGAAAACTGATCTACGTTTTCTAATTTTCTTTTTATCTAGAATATATAAAATAAATCATTTTGTAAATGGCCCAAGACGGTAATCAAATACTAAGATCTATACTTC